TGATCAAGCCTGACTCCTACGATCCGTGGGATGAGGAGGACTACCCCGGTGACCTGTTCGCAGGTCTCTACTGGGGTTGCTTCTTCTCCCTCGGGATCTGGTTCACCGCCATCGGAGCTGGCATCTTCGCCTGGCTCCTGATCAGGAGCTGGTTCACATGAGCGACCACGATCCACTCTGCGTCTGGTACAACCCGAGTGACACCGCGGCCTTCAAGCAACCCGAGGGTGCCAGCGGCTGCACCTGCAAGATCCGCAGGCAGACACGGGCAGACGAACGCAAGCGCATCGCTGCCGAGCCCTGCCAGTGCAACCGCTGCTGGAACAAGCGGGGCGGCAAGCGGTCATGAGAAGCAACATCCCCTACTGAAAGGTCTGCCATGTCAGACGTACTGCTCAACACTCGTGTCATCGCTCACATGCAGGCTGTTGTCTTCATGCACAGCATCAACCTTCTGCTCAAGAAGGATGTCTTCAAGACAGATGATGAGCCTGAGTTCTCCTGCAAGAGCACATTCCACTGCGACCTGCTCGAGCTTGAGTGTGGTGCTTCGTTCGCACAGGTTCTGAGCGGACGCCGGCGTGCCATGCGAACCGGAGTCTCGACGCACGCGTAACCACCACAATCTCCTGCCCGGTAGCCAGTTCACTCCCCCGTCTCTGGTTGCCGGGCAGGTCCATGCTTCCCCAGACGGGGGAGTTCCATCACAACAGAAGGAGGGAGACTCATGTCTCCGAAGAGGAGCAACACCGACATGATCAAGGCTCTCGAGGAGAAGCTCGAGGCTGCCAAGGCCAAGGAGGCTGAGAAGGCAACGACTCGTGCCGCCTACCTGATCGAGGCGATCAAGACCGTCGACGAGAAGATCAGCAAGGCTGACGCTTCCTGCGACAAGGCGATCAAGACGGCCACGGATCTGCGTGACCAGCGCATCGCCAAGCTCGAGGCCAAGCGTGCCGACCTGGACGCCGAGCTCGCTGACCTGGCAGTCGACACCGCCAGCACCAGCCAGCTCAGCTTCGACGAGGCCGAGGCCGAGGAGGTCTGACACATGGCGAACCTGGCTCCAAGTCAGGCCATCGCCAGTGTTGAGCCGCTGCTGCACAGGAGTCCGGTGTTCATCGCCGGCTCCTGTGTGGCAGCGCAGGCTCATGGCCTGCCCGATGGCTACTCAGATCTCGACGTGTTCGTGCCGACCGAGCAGGTGCTGGTCTCCACGATCCAGACCCTGCTCAACAACGGCTACGTCATGGACGATCGCTTCTCCCGTGTCTGGGAGCGCTGGCTCCGCTACGGATTCAAGGGCTGGCACACCAACTCCATGAAGATGGAGAACCTCAACGGTCTCGAGGTCAACGTGGTCTACAAGATCACCGACGGACACCCGACCACCTCGCTTGCGCAGGTGTTGGAGTCCTTCGACTTCGGACTGCTGGGCATGGGCTACGACATGGAGACAGGCACGTACCGTGACATGCGGCCGTACCTGTTCCCGGGCTACGACATCGAGGGGCCTCTGCCCCTGATGCCTGGCAAGCGTGCCGCCTGGCGGTCAGGCTTCATCAGTCAGTACAACGGGCTGAGGGAGGCGGGTCGATATGCCAAGTACCACCAGTACGGCTACGACCTGAGCTCCGTGAGCGCTGACCTGGTGACCGGCTACCACATGGTGGCTGCCTACCACCGTCAGTCCTTCGATGACGACAAGCAGTTGCTCGCCCAGATCTACGAGACGCTGGCTCTCACCATTGAGGCCGGCGACATCGACGAGCTGGCTGAGAGCTACCGCAACCTCGACTTCAAGGACAGTCTGGAGTTGATCCTGGAGGCACTCGAATGATCGACCTCCAGGCTCTGATCGAACTGGTGTCCAGCTCTGCTGTCACCAGTGAGGACGGCGAGCACCTAGTACAGATGGACTACTCGAAGTTCATCCGTTCGGATGGCGCCCTGCGCTCTGCCCAGCAGGCATCAGCCATGCTCGGCACAGGAGAATGGGGGTCAAGCGTCCCCACCTGTGGTGTCGGGGACTGCATCCATCCGGACCACATGGAGGAGGCTGGCATCACCTTGGTCGCACAACGATCCCAAGCTGTGAGCCTCGCCGATCTCTACCGCAAGGCCAAGGGGCGTGGACTACTCACGCCTCAGACCAGTTACGGTGGCTAGTCCACCGTTCAACCAGAAGGGAAAGCACTATGTCATTCACCGTCACTCAGCTCCTCGCCGAGGACGAGTTCAAGGTGGTGGGCACCGATGTCAACGGTACCTACGGAGAGGTCAAGCTCGTGTCCCCTGCGTGGGCCGAGGTCATCGCTCGTGAGGCGCACAAGGCTGCAGCCGAGGTGTTCGACGAGTACGCCACTGAGTTCCTCAAGCCCCTCATCGAGGGCATCGAAGCGGCCGAGCGGATCGCTCACCCGTCCACCAACCAGTGGTCGGAGTACGTGATCGACGAGGGCATCGAGGGTGTGCCTGCGTTCCGCGTCAAGCTGGACACCGCGGGTCAGTACCTGCGCATGCTGGCCGAGACGGACGGCAGCAAGCTGACCTGGCTCAACGGCGAGCTCGTCGCCGAGCGCTGATCCAACACGAGGGTGGTCGGTCGCAAGCCGGCCACCCTCGTCCATCCCCAAGGAGGAAGCAATGTTGGAGAAGCTGCTCAAGCTCTACGCCATGAGCATGGCCTACAAGGTCCGCTCTCCGATGCCGCATCTTGTCGGCCCTGCCGGCTGCGGCAAGAGCACGTACATCGAGCAACTCGCTGACCTGATGAACGTGGAACTCCACATCATCAACGTCTCACGCCTGTCACCTCTCGAGGTGGAGGGTGTGCAGATGCCACATGGTGTGGATGGAGACATGCACCTGCGCATGCTGCCCGCTACGTTCTGGACCCAGCTCAAGGATGGCGACATCCTGCTGTTCGATGAGTTCCTCCGGGGATTCCCCGAGGTCTTCAACGGACTGCTCGACATCTTCACGTCGAGGAGGGTGGGTGCGTACCGCCTGCCCGAGGTGTTCATCATCGGTGCATCCAACAGTGTCACGTCCTACGACCTGGCACTGGAGGACAGGCTTCTGCACATCACTGTGCCTGACCCGAGGAAGTCTCCGGTCGAGAAGGCACACCTCGCCAAGCTCATCGTCAACGTGCTCGGGCTGTTGCCTGAGATGGCGATGAGCTACGAGATGACAGACCTGCTGGACAAGGAGGTGCTGCCGACGTACGAACTCCTCGACTCCTTCAAGAAGCGAGGGGTCAAGGTGACAACGGCAGCCTCTGGATCCAGTGTGCGCAACCTGCTGGGCCAGGCCCAGATGCGCATGGTCAAGAGCACTTCGCTCAAGGAGTTGATCGACGCCAACAACCAGCGTGCGATGGCAGAACAGAAGGCGCAGTACGTGCTGCTGCTCAAGGGCACCAACCCGCCTGTCGGCTACATCGCTGCGGCCAAGAAGATCCGTGGCAACCCACGGCTCACACCCACACAGTCACTCAACATCAACATGAACATGCAGTTGATCGAGATGGCACAAGCATCCACTGAGGAGGATGACGCATGATCGACCTCGAGCTCATCGAGATCAAGCCGGGTATCCGGTTCAGCCTGGGCAACCTGCGCAAGCAGTTGCCTGACATCGAGACCGCACTGTTCTTCGCGCGTCTCTACAAGCTCGACGCCTACGAACTGGGTCGTCTGCTCAAGACGCTGTTCCATGAGGACAGCGTGGTCACTGCTCTCACCGCCGAAGGTGGCGAGCACAGCGAGGAGCTGCAGGACTACCTGCTCGAGGTCGGGTACGAGTACTTGATCGAGTCCGGTGCCATCGTGCTCGGCGAGCCGAAGCCACACGGTGAGGTGCTGCCCGAGTTGTGGAAGGACATGGAGGTCACGATCGCCAAGTCCATCCTCGAGGTGGCGGAGAAGCTGAAGGGCGTGGTCGGCGAGATGCCGGGCAAGAAGGGCGAGATGATCTTCAAGACCATGCAGATGGTCAACGCTCGCCGGCCGATCCTCGGTGACTACCGGGCGCAGATCCACCATGCCCCGCAGCGGGAGAACCTCGTGGTGCTGGACGTGAGTGGCTCGATGTCTGAGCACACCATCAAGTCCATCATCGAGGACGTGCTGGCCCTGACGTACATGGCCAACGCACACTTCGCCATCGTGTCCGACACCGCAACCCACTGGGCTCCGGGCGAGGCCACGACTGCTGCTGTGCTGTCTGTCGCCGAGTACTCCGGCACCCACTACGAAACGCTGGCTGCCCTGATGGACCAGCAGTGGGGCGTGGTCGTGACCATCGCTGACTACGACTCGTCGTGGTCCGTGAAGGATGCGATCAAGAGCAGGTCCGGACACATCCAGACCCTGCTCGACATCAGCCTGGTGAACAGGCCCACGTACCTCGCCGAGGTGTTGGGCCAGCTGGCTGACGAGGTGCGACCGCTGCTCATCGCGGATCGCAACCTCTGCTACTGATTCCCGATCGCAAGGTGTGCTCGGGTTACAAAGGAAAGAGGTACGAGAGACAATGGCTGACGAGAACAAGGTCACAGTCCGGGGGCGTCTGAGCTTCCCGCAGTTGACCGCTCAGGCTGCCTTCACCCAGTCGCAGTCCGGGTCCTACCCGGCGGCTGATGTGGCCAGCGCTTCGCCCAACTTCCTCCTGCTGCTGAACGACACGCAGACGGAGAAGATCAAGAAGGCGCTGACCGAAGTGTTCCTCCCGTTCTGCGTGGAGCAGCACAAGAAGGGTGAGAAGCGGAACTCGCTGTCGCCCGCTCACGTCAAGATGATCCTCGAGTCCATCGAGGATCCGGAGAACGCGGTGGTCAACACCCCGTTCAAGAAGGTCAACGACAAGACGTTGGCTCTCGCTCCGGAGACCGTCTCGGCTGTGAAGTGCATCGGCAACAAGGGTGTGGACATGCAGCTGATGTCCATCATCCACGAGGAGAAGGAGCTCCTCATCCCGGACCCGGACATCCTGGTCTGGCCGGCGCTGGTGGACCTCGATCGCACGAGGCACCAGCTGTACGCCGGGTGCAACGCTGTTGCCACCATCGGGTTCTACACGTACGTGGCTGGCAAGAGCCCCGGCGTGTCCGCTGGTGTGAACACCTTGGTGTTCCACGGTGACAACACGAAGTTCGGTGGCGGGGTCGACGTCGACCTCGACGAGATCTTCATGGACTGACCAGTCCAAGCAGAGGGGCATCGCTACATGCGGTGCCCCTCTGCATCACCCGAAAATTTTCTGAGGAGGAGGAAGCATGGCCGAACGATTCAGTGCCAGCGTCGCAAGCAAGCACATGTCTTGTCATGCCAGTGCCAACCTGGACCTGGCGATCCCCAACTGGGTACCGCCAGTGGAGGATGACACGGCTGACAATGCAGCGAACCGCGGCACCGAGATGCACCGCATGTTCGCTGAAGTGATGAGCTTGTCGACAGCGGACGCCCGTCGCATGGCCGAGGCCATTGCTTACGTGGCTGAGGTCCGAGGTCGGCGCAGGTTCAAGACCATGATCGAACAGGTCGTGGTCGCCGAGTGGCTCGACACCAAGCCAGGCACATGCGCTGACCTGGTGCTGTACGTGGCTGACGAGATCCATGTCTTCGACCTGAAGACTGGAAAGATTCCAGTCTCGGCATACGAGAACAGCCAGCTCATGTACTACGCCGTGACCTATGGCCCGCTCGCTCCCAAGGCGAAGGGTGTTCACCTGCACATCGTGCAGCCGTGGGCTGACAACATCGAGACCTGGTTCGCTGATGCAACCAGGCTCAAGCAGTTCATGACGGACGCAATGGTGGCGGAGAAGCGGATCCAAGCTGGGTCCGTGGCCTTCTCACCGGGTGACCACTGCATGTTCTGCGAAGCAAACCCGCATGGCCGGGGTGCCAAGGGCAGGCCCTACTGCCCAGCCATGATGAGCATGCTGTATCCACAGCACGCCAACGACACTGAAGCCATGCTCGCTATGGCAGATGAGGATTGACATGAAGATGATCGGTCTCGACTTCGAGACGTACGGATCGGTGGACCTGCCCACGCATGGCTTGGACAGGTACATCAGTGACCCACACTTCCAGCCGCTGATCGCAACTATCGTGTGGGAGGACAGCACTGCTGAGGTGTTCGACTTCGTGGATGACTACACGGAGAGCAGGCTGCGCCTGATCGAGTGCATCGGTGACAACACCATCGTCGCGCACAACGCCGGCTTCGAGCAGGCGGTGCTGGCGTGGATGGGCGTCAGCCTGCCCAGCGAGAGGTTCATCGACAGCGCAGTGCTGGCCCGTGCTGCTGGTGCAGCGGGCAAGCTCGAGGCTGCCGCTCCTCAGTTGCTGGGCATGGACAAGGTCGAGACCGGCTGGGATCTGATCAAGCTGTTCAGCATCCCGAAGGATGAGCAGGTCGTGTTCGACCCACAGATCGTGGTCGACAACCCGAAGGAGTGGGAGCAGTTCAAGTACTACTGCATGGTGGATGCCGAGCTCGGTCTGCGTATCGCACAACTGTGTGTGCCACGCACATCCTCCTTCGAGTTGGAGAACAACGCAGTCACGATGGACATGAACAAGGTGGGCTGGAACGTGGACCTGGACCTGGTCCGCAACATGCAGCTGCGGTACCTGACCAACGTGGAGAACGCGGTCAACCAGTTCCGCCAGCTGACTGGCGCTGTTGAGCTCAACCTCAACAGCCACACCCAGCTCAAGGAATGGTGCGCTGATCGAGGCGTCAAGGCCACGTCGTTCGACGAGGCTCATGTCGCACGGCTGCTCAAGTCCATCGACAAGAAGCTCCAGTCACAGCTGCCCGAGAAGAAGTTCCACGCCTATCGGGAGGTGCATCTCCTGTTGCACACCAAGCAGATCATGGGAGGCAGCAGCCTGAAGAAGTTGAAGACCATCATCGACACCGTCGGTACCGATGGCCGGCTGCACGACCAGTACCTGCACTGTGGTGCTGGTGCCACGTACCGCACGACGGGGCGTGGTGTGCAGATGCAGAACCTCAAGCGTCTCAACGGTGAGGGCAATGACATGTCCGAGCTGTGGGTCGAGGACGTGGAGTGGAGCAACGACAAGCTGGCTGCCAACCTGCGTCAGGTGTTCACTGCCTCGGACCCTGATGGGTTCCTCATCGTGGGTGACTTCGCCTCTGTCGAGTCGCGAGGTCTGGCATGGCAGGCGGGCGAGCAGTGGAAGCTCGACGCCTACTACGCAGGCGAGGATCTGTACAAGGTGCAGGCCGGGCTGATCTTCAACAAGCACAAGGCTCACATCACCAAGGCCGAGCGAACTGTCGGCAAGGTGGGTGAGCTGGCCTGTGGCTACGGTGCTGGTGGTGGTGCGGTCAAGGACTTCGCCGCCAAGATGGGCGTCGACATGTCGGAGCCCGAGGCAGCGAAGCTGGTGCGGGACTGGCGCGGTGCCAACCCGGAGATCGTCAACTACTGGAACCATCTCGACGACGCACTGCATCAGGCTGTCGAGACAGGCCAGCGGCAGACGGTGTTCACGCCCACCGTGGTGGTCGAGTTCATCCCCGAGCTGGCGCCGCAGTCCTTGCGGGATCAGGTTGGGAACCAGAGCCTGCGCTCTCTCTCGATCGGGTTGGGTGTCAACAAGCGCGAGGTGTTCACCCGTGTCATCCACGGCACTCATGTCGTGGGTCGGAACATCCACTACTGGAAGCCGAGCGATCGCAAGACCGGTGACCTGTGGACGAACTTCTGGGTGAACCCGAAGACCAAGCAGCGGCAGCCATTCAGTGTCTACGGTGGCAAGCTCTCGGGCCTGCTGACGCAGAGCCTGTGCCGTGAGCTGTTCTTCGAGAGCCTGCGCGGGATGTCGCATGCGATCACCATGATGCCTGGCATCAACGTCCAGATCGTGGGCCAGTTCCACGACGAGATCGTCCTGGACTGGGTGCCTGGTCCGCTCACGTTGGACAGCGCCAAGGCCCTGCTCAACGAGCACATGTCGACGTGCTCGCTGCCGGGGTTCCCCCTGGCGGCGGAGATCAAGCACGACTATCGGTACACCAAATGAGTCGGCCGGGCACCTGTCGCAAGTCAGGTGCCCGGCCCATCACCAAGGAAGGAAGCACCACCATGATTGCACATGTTGTGGGAATTGACCCGGGTCTTGTGGACACCGGGTGTGTCAGCCTGGTGTTCAGACCCAACCTCCGCTCGCTCATCATCGAGCACGAGGTGGTCAGTGGTACCAACGCTGACGCTGTGAAGGGGTGGGTCTTCCACCCGAGCAGGCCGGCGACGAAGTACATCTACATCGAGCAGTACCGGCCGCGGCTGAAGCTGGACTCGGACCAGCGCATGGTGCAGGCTGAGGCAGAACTGCGCAAGGCGCTGCCTGACGCCAAGGTCCTGCCCAACATGGGCATCAAGCGAGTCATCCCGCAGACCCTGATGGAGGTGTTCGATGTCTGGTCATGGCCGACAGTCACACACCACCAGGACCTGCGATCGGCCGCGCGCATCGCGCTGCTGGGCATGGTCAAGGAGCCGAGGCTGAACGCCGTGATGGCCGACGTGGTGAGAGATCACCTCGAGGGCAGGCCGTGGAACGTGGCTCATGGCTGAGCTGTTCGCACACCAGAAAAATTTCGTGGACGAGGTCCCGAATCTGGATGCACCAGTCCGTGCCTGTCTCTACTTCAAGACGGGCGCCGGCAAGAGCCGGGCCGCACTCGAAGGGATGAAGGCGCTGGACTACTCGTACGTGCTGGTGGTCTCACCACCATCCACGCACACACAGTGGCTGCATCTCGGCCGCTCGATGGGCATGGGGCTGGTGTGCATCAGCCATGCCAAGTTCCGGATGAAGGACTACAAGGTCAGCCGTGCTGTGCCCATCATCATGGATGAGGTGCACCTGCTCGGCGGGCAGAAGGGCAAGGGGTGGAGGAAGTTCGACACCCTGGCTCGGCACCTGACAGCGCCGATCTTCATGCTGTCGGCCACGCCCAACTACAACGATGCCGAGCGTTGCTACTGCATCGTGCATGTGCTCAGTCCGCACGCGCACAAGGGTGGGTACCTGCAGTTCCTGTACGACAACTGCGAGACAGCGGCCAACCCGTTCGGCATGGAGCCCAACGTGCTGGGCTTCAGGAACTACCCGGATGCGGCCAGCTACCTGGCTGACCAGCCGGGTGTGTTCTACCTGCCGGACGATCTGGTCTACACGATCGACGACATCTCATACAACGAGGATCTGTCGGACGAACTGACTGAGTTCGGATACGACAGACGCAAGCACAAGATGATCGGATCCATCATGGAAGCGAGGCAGACTGCAAGGTTCCAAGGACTGGTGGCCGAGAACGGACGGCTGAGGTTCGAAGTGTTCGAAGACATCGTGGCCGGGGTGCTGTCGAAGCACAAGCCTGTGCTCATCTACTGCAATCGCGAGCAGGTGGCACAGGCTCTGGCTCGTTCGATGGACTTCTACTGCATGAAGTACGCGATGGTCACGGGCAAGACGCCCAAACTGTTGAAGGAGACCATCATCCAAGAGTTCCTGTCGGGAGAGCACAGCATCCTGATCGGGACAGCCACCCTGGCTACCGGCACTGACGGTATGGACAGGGTGTGCGACACCCTGCTGATCCTCGACGACACAGATGACGACGCCCTGCGTCGGCAGCTGATCGGCCGGATCATGCCGCGAGGAGACTTCGTCTCCACCGCAGCGAAGCAGGTTCTGCGTCTGTTGCCCGCCTGAAGCCAACCGGGGAGGGGCTAGCCACCTGGCTGGCTGGACCAAGGAGGAAGCAATGGACGTGCAGGCAGCGATGGACAAGCTCACCGAAGCCACGAGTGATCCCAGTATCACGAGTGATCAGTTCGGAGAGTTGGTGAATCGCATCAGGGTTCTCCGGCATCTGCAGGAGAACTGAACAAGGGAGTGGCCGGCTTCGGTCGGCCACTCCCCCACTACCCACAAGGAGAAGCATGACGACTGCAGTGCAGAAGAACATCCGTCAGCTGGGTGAAGAAGCACAACAGCTGGCGAAGGATCTCGAGTACGTGATGTACAACGGGGCGCTCTATGCACCCATCGACTACGTGACTGGTGACAGGTCTGTGGTGCCACCAGAGGAGAACCGTATCTGGGTGCAACTCAACGGTGACGACCTGCGCAATGCGGCACTGGAACAGTTCAACACTCAACTAACTGGACAGAGCCAGGAGGACAGCTTCACCTACATGGTGCGTGGTGCTGCTCGTCAGGTGAACCACGTCGAACCACGCATCCTGATCAAGACAGCCGCAGGGTTGAAAGCCCTGCAGACTGACGGAACGCTCAGCGATCCGGACGGGACCTTCGTCCCGAACTGCATCGAGTGGATGCTCAACGAGGACCCGGACGATCAGGCCGAGGTGGCTGCCACCATCCTCGAGTGGGTCGGTGGTGACGAGGAGATCTACACCTCGCTCATGTACCACCTCGCCACGATCCTGTCGCCGCACTGGTCGGCCGGCCGCTACATCCTGCTCATCGGGCAGGGTCGCAACGGCAAGTCGGTGCTCATGACCATGCTCAAGAACCTGATGGGCAAGGTCAACGTCTCAGGTGTGGACAGGCAGATGATCGCCGACAACAACGTGGCGATCCACGACCTGAACGGGAAGCTGCTCAACCTGGTGATGGATGGCAGTGCCGAGTTCCTCAAGGACTCGGGCCGTGAGAAGTCTCTGATCACGGGCGAGAGCACCAACATCAGGCCGCTGTACAAGGGCACGCTGAAGGAGGTGCAGACCCACGCTCTGTTCATCGAGGGTCTGAACCGGGAGCCGAAGTCGAGGGACAAGAGCACAGCCCTGCAGGCCAGGCTCACTCGCTTCATCTTCCCGAACGAGTACCCGACGAACCCGTTGTTCTACGAGCACATGAACTCGGATCGGATGCTCGGTGCCCTGCTCGCCCTGCTGATCAAGTACTACGTCACCAAGGGAGAGGCGTACCAGAAGTTGGCTCCGACCAAGTCTGCGCTCGAGGCGCAGCAGGACCACATGGTGGCCAACTCGCTGGCTCTGCAGTTCATGGTCCAGGTCGATCGTGACGAGCCACTCGGTGTGCTCGACACGCTGATCGACATGGAGATCCCTGAGCTGACTCAGAGGTTCGCATCGTGGCGCATCAAGATGGGTGACATCTCCGTCTGGTCAGAGGAGAACGTCAAGGAACAGTTCGACCCGTACATCAAGAGCTGGCGTGGCAAGTCCTATCGCCCCGCCGGCAGCCAGAAGGTCGCCAAGATGCCGACCATCAAGGAGTACAGGCCAGTTGTCCTGGACCTGTTCGCACAGAAGCCGGCGCCGCAAGAGCCGGAGACCCAGGAGGAAGCAGATGTACCAGCCGTGGTGGCTGACTGATTCGTACGAAGGGGACTTCGCAATCCCCGTGGATTTCCTGACAGTGTCAGGAGCTGAAGGCCCGGCTCTCGTCCGGGTGTGGGGCGACGGCAAGACCGACGCAGGTTGGGGGCTGACCGACAAGGACGACAAGCCCGCGTTCATCCCGCTGTACCAGCGCAAGAGGTTCCAGGCCAGCGCGATCCTTGCTGGCTACGCCGAGAAGATCTGGGCGTTCGCCTTCATCATGCGTTCGATGCGTGTCGTCTGCATCGACATCGACGGGAAGAACGGTGGCTTCGACCATGCCGCAAGCCTGGGCATCCTGCCGCCCACGCTGGCCGAGACCAGCAAGAGCGGCAACGGCTACCACCTGTTCTACCTCGTGAGCGAGGACGAGTGGGATCCGAACGCAGGCTTCGGCATGTTCGGTGATCGCATCGGCATCGAGCAGGGCGTGGACTTCCGAGGGACTGGGTGTGTCTACCACTACCAGTCCCAGAGGTGGAACGACCGTCCACTGGCTGAGTTGCCTGACCGTATCAAGGACAGGCTCAAGGCAGCTCAGCAGCGCAAGGCCGCATCCGCGGCGAACATCGTCAAGACCCTCGAACTCGAGGATCCAGAGGAGGTACTGATCATGCAGGCTGACCTGCTCGCCGACCTGAAGAAGCCGATCCCGGCAGGTCGACGGAACAACACACTGTTCGCCATCGGGCAGCAACTGAAGCTGGCGCAGATCCCAGATTGGGAGACGCACCTGCACAAGCGTGCGCTCGATGTGGGGTTGGATCAGGACGAAGCCAACAAGCTGGTGGCCAACGTCCAGAAGTACAACTGATCATGAGCGGGGCTCGCGCTGAACGGGCGAAGCTTGTGAAGAAGTTGGAACGACAGGGCTTCGATGTGACCCGGACTGGATCCGGGCACTGGAAGGTGGTGAACCCGCAGGGTGGTGACCCCGTCATCATGGCGTTCTCGCCTCGCAGTCCCGCGGACTACCAGACGGTGAAGCTCCTGAAGCGGATCGGGTACAAGGGGTAGGAGATTGGTGAGGGGGAGTCGGGGCTATCAGCCTCGACTCCCCCTTTTTTTGGGGGGTATGCTGCCGCCATGATCGAACAGAGTTCGTTGCTTTCGGCGGCAGAGGAAGAGCTGAAGAAGAGGTTCAAGAAGGCTGAGGCAGACAAGGCTCGTCTGCCGTCCACGGCAGCCGACCCGGCGGGGTCCGACCGCATCGACCAGCTTGTCCTTCCGGATGAGATGAGGGCGAAGATGCCGGTCACCAAGGACAAGTACATCGTCCGCGAGAACCCTCACCTCGTGCAGTGGGAGCGAGAGGTGCGCAAGTTCCTGCGCAACCTGAGTCCCGAGCATGGCCACCGTGTCTCGGCCGTCATGATCTACGAGTGGGCGACCGGCATCCGGATCGCCGACATCATGAAGACGCCGACCAAGTACGAGCCGGGCAAGCAGAACTGGCGCAGCGATACGCGCAAGATCAACAAGGTCCTCGAGTACTACTTCGGCAAGCCGTACATGACCTACATCTGCGGGCGCAAGGTGCCCAAGGCGTACCGGGTGAAGCCGGGCTACTACATCCGCCGGCACCGGCCACTGACTCTCACCCTGTGGGCCGAGTACGTGGAGGGAGTCCTCTACCCGTGACCCATCACCCGATCAAGGTGCTCGAGGACGGCACCCGGGTCTACTCCAACGGCACCAGGTACAAGCCGAAGCCTCCCGAGGAGCGGGTGCACCAGGTCAGGAAGCCGCCTGTCGCTGGCGCTCTGCGCCTGGGTGACGTCTGGTACCTCCCGCTGGCTCTCCTGCCTCAGGAGGCCCGCTCCTGGCCAGAGACGGTGCCAGACGAGGAGGCGTTCGACCACGCCTTCAAGGCTCGGCGGTGCAAGTGCCACGTCTGCAAGCGCCCCGAGGCTCGGAAGTGGCGTCGTCGGGGGCTGGCTCAGAGGCGCATGGGTGGCTGATCAGCCACGTCCGTGTCGGTCAGGGCAGAGCCCTCGAGCCGCTGGTACAGCTGCTGGATGCTCTTGAGGTCCCGACCCATGATGGCCTGCAGGATCAGCGTGGCGGCCGTGACGTCGAGGATGTCAGGGCTGGAGCTGTAGACGGTCTGCACCGTGCCGAACCGCTGGTGCCACAGCCACAGCAGCCGGGTGTCCAACGAGCCGCGGTGACCATCCGGCACCTGTGTCCTGAACCGCTTGATCGGGACGACTTCGTCACTCACTGATCTCACCTGCCGTGAGGTCGATGAACTCGAGCTGCACCTTGTTCGCGGTGGCTGGGTGTGTGCCTGGCCGGCGTCGTCCCACCAGCCTGGTGAAGATCAGGTTGCGTGCGATGTTGGCTCGGCCCATCGAGCCGCGCTCGCTGATCTGCGCACCGTTGGCGATCTCGAACAGCGTGCGCGACACGAGCTCGTGCGCTGGCAGGCTGAGCATGTCGTCGCTCTTGAGCACTGGGTTGTCCACCACATGCTGCAGCGATTGCCGGATGGTCACCATCCTCATCTGGCCCACACTCCTGAGTAGTCCTGGACGTAGTCGATCGAGCCGGTGTCCTGCCCTGGCAGGTCAAAAAATTTTCCGCTGAAGAAGTCCAGCTCCTTCACTGCCTGCACCGCATACCGCAGCGCATCCATCATGTGGCTGTGCTTGTCGTGGAGCGGCTGCTGAGTCCACATCTGGAGCCGGGTGTTGAACTCGTACTTGTAGTTCTCCAGGCATTCGAGCAGCCACTGGCAGTTGGTCTCGTGGATGATCGTGTTGTACAGCATCATGCGTGTCTGCTGGATATCGGTGACGATGTTGAAGTCTCCGCTCCGTGAGCCGGGTATCTTCCACACCTTGTTGCTCTTGGCCAGGACTGCGACGTTCGGGAACCGCTGGCGCATCATGTCGGCTGGGGTGGTGTTCACCGCCTTCTCGTGGTGGTCACCATCCCACGGCAGGATCATGGCCCCGACCTTGTTGAAGTACTGCTTGGCCTGCAGCACATCGACGTACTCGGGCAGTGCCTTGCCGTGGCCCTCGCCACAGTCGTACAGGAACAGCCGGCCGTTGATCCACTGGAACGCGATCCACGCTGTCGCGTCCGAGTGCATGCCTGAGCTGCCGATGTCGAACACCACGTAGACCGGATGGCCCGGATCCAGGTTGAAGTCGTGCACCCGGTTGTCCCCGACCAACTTCATGTACGCCTCGCCGTACACAGCCGCGGCGTCCATCTCCTCGAAGGAGACGTGGTACTCCTGCTCGAACATGCGGTCGTTGCCGAACCGCTTGAGGTAGGTCTCCCTGATCCGCTCGAGTTCGTCGGGCGTCAGGACCGGAGGCAGGCCCTCACGCTTCATCATCTCGTTCAGGTCGTCGATCGTCCGGACGATGACCTGTGCCTCGGGATTCCCGCTCAGGGACTCCATCAGCTGCCACAGTGGGTTGCGTCGCTTCCCACGCGGAGTGCTCACCACCATCAGCCGCTTCTGCTCAGCCCTGTTCTCGAGGATGGGCATGATGCGGGGGATCGGATCCTCCCGGCTGAACAGAGCCAGCTCGGTGACGGTGTAGTCCTGGTAGGACGTGCCGACACCGGCCTTGTCCTGTCCGGACTGGAAGTAGCCCTGCAGCTTCAGCCGGCTCTGGTTGGAGAACCGGCCCTCCATGA